AAAGATGGTGGCAAGTCTTGATTGTCAAGTTTGCGGTTCAGGGCAGATGGTCCAAGCCGCACACACAAACTGGGGCGGCGGTAAAGGTAGGGGCGTAAAAGCTGACGATAACCTTACGGCGGCTTTGTGTTTGAAATGTCACTACGAAATTGACCAAGGGAAAACATTGAGCAAAGAAGAACGACAGAAATTGTGGACTGACGCACATAAAGCCACAGTGAAAGCACTTGCAAATGATTGGCCTGTAAATGTACCTAAACCAACGGAGATAGCATGAACCCAGCAGATAAAGTAGAAAAATGGTCAATTGATAAATTAATTCCGTATGCCAGAAATAGCAGAACCCACAGTGATGAGCAGATCAGTCAAATTGCGGCATCAATCAAAGAGTGGGGTTGGACCACACCAATTTTGGTAGACGAGAACGGTGGAATTATTGCTGGTCATGGCAGAACATTGGCGGCACAAAGGTTGAAGATGACTGAAGTGCCAGTCGTAATTGCCACGGGATGGTCAGATACCAAAAAACGAGCCTACATCATTGCTGATAACAAATTAGCATTAAATGCCGACTGGGACAATGAAATGTTGGCTCTTGAACTTGGTGAACTTGGAGACCTTGGGTTTGATCTTGATTTAACTGGATTTGCGGCTGATGAGATTGCAGAAATACTTTCGCCAGAAGAAGATGAGGACGATAGCAAGTACAGCAAAAAGATTGATGCCCCTGTTTATGAGCCATCAGGTGATTGCCCACCAATTTTAAAACTATACGATAGAAGCAAATACGAAGAACTTACGGCAAAAATTTACCAAAACGATAGTATTGACTCTGAGATAAAAGAATTTTTGCTTGCGGCGGCGGCAAGGCACATTCGTTTTGACTTTGAGCAGATTGCAGAATTTTATGCCCATGCACCACCAGAACTGCAACAACTTATGGAAGATAGTGCATTAGTCATTGTGGACTTTGATAAGGCAATTGCTGGTGGATATGTAAAACTTTCCCAAGTCATTGGCAACATTTACACCAGCGAAAAAGGTGCGGAACAATGACAGATCGAAACTTTGCTGTATTCATCTTGACTCATGGTAGAGCTGATTCAGTTTACACATTCAAAACATTGAGACAGCAAGGCTACACAGGTAAGATTTATTTGCTTTGCGATAACGAAGATAAACAAATCACCAAGTACAAAAATCTGTACGGAACAGATACAGTGATCGTTTTTAACAAACAAAATGCAATGGACATCACTGATAGCGGTGATAACTTTAAAAAACGCAACAGTGTAGTTTTTGCTCGAAACTGGAATTTTAAAGTGGCAAGTGATCTAGGTTTAACCCATTTCTGGCAACTTGATGACGATTACACACGCTTTGATTATTCACTTAATGCTGAAATGCAATACACAACATCCAACAATAAGATTGGTAAGTTGGATGATCTACTTGAGGCAATGATGGATTTCATGGATACAACACGATTCCATTCGATTGCATTTGCACAGGGTGGTGACTTCATAGGTGGACAAGAATGCACGCTGTTGAAAAGAATGAGAAACGATGAAATTTATCGCAAAGTAATGAATTCGTTTTTGTTTAGAGTTGATCGACCAGTGCATTTCATGGGCAGAATGAATGATGATGTAAATATGTATGTCGAGCATGGTAGGCGTGGAGTTCTTTTAATGACCACACCGCAATTACGACTGCAACAAAAAGTTACCCAGCAAGATGATGGCGGTATGACTGAGGCATATCTTGATTTTGGTACATACGTTAAATCGTTTTACTCTGTCATGTATGCACCATCATGCGTTAAGATAAGTGAACTAGGTACTACTGATAGACGAATACATCATCAAATTGTGTGGAAACATGCAGTGCCAAAAATAATTGACGAAGTACATCGTAAACCAAGAATTTTATCACGTATTACAAGCACTGTGCAATCTAAGTAAGTACCAACAAAGACATAAATGGCAAAAACCCACGAATTCCATAATCAGCATTTGCTTTCTGCTTGTCCACCCGATGTGGATGTAACTGAGTGGAACGAGTTTAGAAACATGATGGCTGGTGCTTCTGATTTAAAAGAATACAGCCACCCTTTACAAATTGATGTTGAATTGAATGCTGGTTGCAACATGGCGTGCCCATTCTGTGTTCACGGATACCAAAAGATTGCAGACAATAGACTTGACCGTAAAAAGTTTGAAAAAGTCTTGCAGGAAGCTGTAACCATTGGGGTGAAGTCGGTCAAATTTAACTACATCAATGAACCGATGTTACGAAAAGACCTTGAAGAAATCATCCGCTGGACACGCAATCAAGGAATCATAAACATCTACATGGTGACAAATGGGACTCTCTTAACACCCAAGCGTAGACAATCACTTATGCAATCTGGCTTGACAAAGTTGTTTGTATCACTGGATGCTGTAACCGAGGAAACATACAACAAGCAAAGATTGTCGGGTCAATTCAACAAAGTTGTAGCAAATGTTTTGGCTTTTATCAAAGAGCGAAATGAATCAGGACAGCAATTCCCACTTGTTCGTGTGAGTTTTTTAAAGAATCAGATTAATAAGCATGAGGAAAGTTCATTCCGTGAGTTTTGGCAAAACAAGGCAGATTTGATTGCGTTTCAAAAGATGAACGAAATACCAGACCAAAAAACAAGCCTGACCATTGCTGATGTGGAAATGCCAACCAAAGGGTGTGACCTACCTTTTAAGCAATTAGTGATTGATGATGATGGCGAGATATTGCCATGCTGTAAATTGGCTGGGAAGAAACTACCAATAGGCAACATTGATACTATGACACTGCAAGAAGCATGGGATTCTACGAAGATGAAATACTTGCGGAAAATCCATAGTACAGATGAATGGCATAATCACGCCATATGTCGTAACTGCATGTGCAACGACTAAACAACGCAGTAAATCAACCTTTCGCGGAGGTTACTTATGAAAAAAATCACTGAAAATTCCACCCGACTGCCTAAAAAAGAGGCAGATAGGCCAAAACAGAACGGTGGGGCACGTGAAGGTAGCGGTAGAAAACCCTATGTGCCGACTGATGCCGAGCGCAGACAAGTTGAGGCAATGTCAGGTTATGGTGTGCCTTTTGAGCAAATAGCCGCATTGACCCGTGATGGCATTGACATTGACACACTCAGAAAATACTTTAAGTCTGAACTGGTCAACGGTAAGGCCAAAGCAAATGCACAGGTTGGCAAAGGAATTTTCCAAAAAGCCATGGCTGGTGATACGACAGCACAAATTTGGTGGTCAAAATCGCAAATGGGCTGGAGAGAAACCCAACGCCATGAACTGACTGGTGCAGATGGTCAGCCACTTGAATTCGCCAAGATCGAACGTGTTGTTGTAAAGCATGGGTAAAACCCTGCAAATTCAAACGCCTGAATGGGCTTTGCCTTTGTTGGAGTCCAGTCGCTACAAAGGTGCATGGGGTGGTCGCGGGTCAGGCAAGTCACATCTTTTTGCTGAGATGATGATTGAGGCTCACATCATGGACCAAAAGCATCGTAGTGTTTGCGTGCGTGAGATACAGAAGTCTTTGAATCAATCCGTCAAGCGTCTGCTGGAGACCAAGATCGAGGGCATGAATGCAGGGGCGTACTTTGAAGTACAGGATTCCGTCATCAAGTCCAAAAAGGGCGATGGTGCGATTATTTTTCAAGGTATGCAGAACCATACCGCCGACTCCATAAAATCGCTGGAAGGGTACGATTGCGCCTGGGTTGAGGAAGCCCAAAGCCTGAGTCAGACAAGCCTAGACCTACTGAGGCCAACAATCCGCAAGCCCAACAGCGAGTTATGGTTCACGTGGAACCCTCGCCATCAATCTGACCCAGTAGATTTTCTTTTGCGTGGGCCAGAACCGCCAGACAGTGCTACTGTAATCAAGGTCAACTTTGGGGAAAATCCTTGGTTTCCTGATGTCCTGCGGGACGAAATGGAGTACGACAAGCGGCGTGACCCTGACAAATACCAGCACGTTTGGATGGG